TAGAAGATGCCGTCATACTCGATGACGGACGCAGCCGACAGGATCGAGGACTGCGAACTGATGGTGTCGAACTGGAACACTGGAGTGCCGCCAACGTATGTGCCGCGAATGAGGCTGTCCGCCGACCAGAACAGGCCAGAGGGGCTGTTGCCCGGCCCGCCGCGCAGTGGCATGCCTTTGACGACCTTCTGGCCGGTGATGTACGCGTTGCCCGCGCCGGAGCTGGTGAAGTCTGCGGGGTTGTTCGGCACGGACCACGCCGCATAGCCGTCGTTGCCGAAGGCGAACGTGTACGGCGGTAGCGTGACGACGCCGCCGGTGACGCTGAAGTTTGCGGGAACCGTGGTGACTTGCGTCAGCGCCGACGTGCCGAGAAGGTCGCCGACGAAGAGCGCGCCGCCGTCACTGTTGCAGATGCAACCGAGGTTCGGCGCGACTTGTGCGACGATCTGGTTGCCATTCGTCGTGTCGTACGCCGTGGCGAACTGCCAAAGGTTCCCTGCGTCTGGGGTGAAACCAGACGAGGGTGTGCGGTCGGTAATGACGCTGGTGTTGTACGTGCCGTCGATGAAGAAGCGCTCAAGGCGGTTGGCCGAGCCTGCGTGGACGTACGTCAGCAAGTCCTGCGTGTACTCATGCAGCGCACGCGGCAGGCCGCGCAGGAACTTGTTGATTGAGCGATAGCCGCCGATCTTACGCGGCAGCCCGCGCTGGAAGCGGACCCACTGGCCGTCAACGTACTGGTCGCCCTCGAACTTCGTCCCATCCCGCTTGATGCCGGGCTTTGACATTATCTGTACGATTTGTTCGGCCATTAGGGTGTCGCGTCCGCCGTGAGTGATATGTTCGCCGAGGCCAGTATAGTGGCCGTCCCAACCTTACGGATTTGCAAGGTAAAGAATGCCTGCTGAAAATTCGGGGGGAAGGCCTCGGCAATCCACGCTTGTATGGAAGAGAGCGGCACCCAACTGTTAAAGGTTCCGGTGCCGCCCCCAGACGAAAGTGCTGCGAACGCCTCGTAGTCTGCGGAAGCACTGCCCGGAGTACACCATTGGCCTATCGTAGTGAAAGTTCCGAAACTCGTAATTTGAATTTCACCTGCGTTCGTCAACCTATAACCCGCAACAGCGGTGTCAAAGCCGCCAGTGGCCTCCGCAACGTCCTCGTTAGCCAAGAAAATAGTGACCGCGCTCTTGCCGTAGAAGTTGGTCGGCATAGTAATAGCGCCGGACGCGACACCCGCTAACGAGCGCACATTGGTGTTGTTCAACGAAACCGTGGCAGTAGCAGATTGGCCTAGCTCAAGGTTGATGGACTGCCCCGCAGTGCTGCCGCCCAAGCTGATTGGGCCTGAAGAGTTGAGCGTCATTATTTAGCTCCCCGTAGCTCGTCCAGTTCCGTCTTTAACTCTTTGATGGCCGCGAATGCCACGGCTACCAGTTTCTCGTAATCAACAGCCAGTGTGCCATCGTCGCGGGTGCGGACGGCCAGCGGGAACACCGCCTGCACGTCCTGCGCGATGACGCCGAAGTCGGACTTCTGAACGAAGTAGCCGTCCTCGCCGCCGTGTGCTGCGATGTATGCGTCGGTCCAGTCGAAGGTCTTTCCGCCGACCGCAGACACAACGCCGAGGGCGTTCTGGATGGGGTGTACGTTTTCCTTCAGGGTCGCATCGGACGAGTAATATGCCGTGACGTTGTTGGTCGCGCGGATTTCGCCCGTAGTGCCTGAGCCAGCCGTGCCGACGCCGAGGCTGTTCATCTGGAAGTTGTTTGCCGTGTTGGTCGCGTTTGCCGTTGTGGCCGTCGCCGCGTTGCCGCTGATGTTGCCGGTTATCTTGGAACCCGCAAGTGACGAAATCCACGTCGGGTCGGAGTAACTGGCCGTCGTCACGACGCCGTTTGGAACACTTGCGGCTGTGCCGCTGACGCTGATGCCCCATGTGCCGCTCGCACCGGAACCACCACGCGATGGAACATCGAGTGCGGTCTGCGCAGTGGCCTGTGTGGTCCCGCCAGTGCCGCCGTTGCCGATCGCAAGCGTGCCGCCAAGAGTGAGCGTGCCAGACGTTGTGATAGGGCCGCCAGTCAGGGTCAGGCCAGTCGTGCCGCCAGAGCCGCTGACACTGGTTACAGTGCCCGCGCTGCCTGTGGCGGAGATAGTAATCGAGCCAGCGCCGTTGGAGATGCTGATGCCAGAACCGGCGGTAAGCGTCGCCTTCGCGAGTGTGTTGCCAGTGCTGTTCCCAATGAGCAGTTGCCCGTTGGTGTACGTTGTCTGGCCGGTGCCGCCGTTGGTGACGGCCACAGTGCCGGTGACGTTGCCTGCGTTGCCGCTAATGTCGCCAGTTATCTTCGAGCCAGCGAGTGCCGTGATCCACGTCGGGTTGGAGTAGGAGCCCGTCGTCACGACGCCGTTCGTCGCCGTCGCTGCGTTACCGCTGACGTTAATCGCCCACGTCCCGCTGGCGTCGCCGCCGGTGCGCGTCGGCACATCGAGTGCGGTGCGTGCGAGGGCTGCCGTAGTCGCGCCGGTACCGCCGTTGGCGATAGCGACCGTGCCGGTGACGTTGGCGGCGTTACCGCTGATGTCGCCAGTTATCTTGGAACCCGCAAGCGAGGTTATCCAAGCGGGGTTTGCGTACGAGCCTGTCGTAACGACGCCGTTGGTGACCGTGCCTGCGTTGCCTGTGACGTTAATCGACCAAGTGCCGCTGGCGTCGCCGCCAGTACGCGTCGGTACGTCGAGGGCAGTGCGCGCCAGAGGGGCTGTTGTTGCGCCAGTTCCGCCGTTGGCGATTGCGAGTGTGCCGCCGAGTGTGATGGTCCCAGCGCCAATGATAGGTCCGCCGGAAGTGGTCAAGCCTGTCGTACCGCCGCTGACGTCTACTGACGTTACGGAACCGCCACCAGCGGTGGACGATATGGTGATGCCGCCCGCGCTGTTCGTGACAACGATACCGGAACCGGCACTGAGGGTCGAGAGGTTGTAGCCTGTGCCGTTGCCGATCAGAAGCTGCCCGTTTGTGGGCGCGGTCGCGACACCGGTGCCGCCCTGCGCGACAGTGATCGCGGTGGTCAAGCCCGTGAGAGAGGTGATGTCGGAGTTCGCGCCTGCGGCTGCCGCGCCGAGCGTGAGGCGTGCGCCGGAGGGACTGGTCGCGCCAGTGCCCCCAGACGTTATCGCGAGCGTACCCGCGAGTGTCAGTGTGCCTAATGTGGTGATGGGCGAACCAGTGAACGATAGGCCCGTCGTGCCTCCCGACGCGGCCACTGACGTAACTGTACCGGCACCGGCGGTGGACGTGATGGTGATGCCGCCCGCGCTGTTCGTGATGCTGATGCCCGAGCCAGCCGTCAGGGTCGCCTTCGTGAGCGTGTTGCCTGTGCTGTTGCCGATTAGGAGCTGGCCGTCGGTGTACGAGGTTTGGCCGGTGCCGCCATTGGCGACAGGAAGCGCAGTGCCCGACAGCGACACGGCCAACGTGCCGGATGTCGAAACCGGCGATCCGGTTACGGACAGGAACGATGGGACTGTCATCGCGACGCTGGTAACCGAGCCTGAACCCGTGCCGACGCCCACGCCGTTGATGAAGAGGCCCGTGGCGTTGATGGTGCCCGCGCCCCGCGCGCCAGCCGTAGGCGCGCCAATCTGGATGCCTGCCGCGTTGGTGAGCGCGGTGATGTCTGCGTTTGAGCCGCTTGCCGCAGCGCCGAGGTTCGTGCGTGCGTCGCCAGCGGTCGTGGAGCCGGTGCCGCCCTGCGCGACGGTCAAGGCCGTCGTGAGGCCCGCGATCGACGTTATGTCGGAGTTCGCGCCTGCGGCTGCCGCCGAGATGGTTGAGCGTGCACTTGCGGCCGACGCCGCAGTGAAGAGCGCAGCGCCGATACCCGTCGCACCCAAGTTGGTGCGCGCCGAGGTTGGGTTGTTTGCGCCGGTGCCGCCCTGCAATACGGGTAAGATGCCCGCGAATGGCGCGGACGTAGTTGCCGAGATGATGTCCGTACCGTCGCAGTACAGGATCGCGGTCTCGCCCTGAGTAACCAGTGTGGCCGCGCCGCTGGCGGTCTTGATGCCGAGCGTGAACGCGCCAGTCGTGGCGTTGTTTACCCAATACTGTTGGACCGTTGCGGGCACGACGATGTTGGCGTTAGACGTCAGCGTGCCGTTGAACTTGTACGCGATACGGTTCAGTTCAGAGCCAGCGAGCGTGTACGTGCCGCCGGTGACGGCGATGGTCGTGTAGTCGAAGGCGAAGACCGCCTGCTGCCCGAGGCCGATGGTGTACCACTGGACGCCGTCGCTGACGACCACGGCGCTGTCGCCCGGCTGCAGGCGGAGCGTGGACGACGCGTTGATGAGCTCCGTGCCGGACGGATCGATGGTCAAGTCGCCTTGGCCGCCGTTGCGGACCTGCACGAACCAGCCGTCGCCAGCGCCGACAGCCGTCGGCAAGTTCAGCGTGCCGAGGCCGCCGTTCCAGACAAAGACCTTAGCGCGGTCAGGGGCCGTGAGGCTGTAGGGCGTGATGGAGAAGTCAACGACTTCGTAATTCTGTGCAAGTTCCGAGCCGTCTGCAACCAGACCGGCACCCGCCAACGCAGCGGCCTGAGCCTGCGCCACGGCAGCGCCGTAGCGGAACGTGCGCCAGACACCGCCGACGGTGGTATTGTTAATGAGATACGCCTGCCACTGCTCGCCTGCGCCAATGCTCAGAATTGCGTTGCCTGCGGCGTTGTCGATCGTGATTGTGTCGGGGCCGAGGTTGTTGAACAGGATTGTCTGGCCAACGCTGACTTCAGTTGCGTCGGGAAGCGTGACGGTGAAGGGGCCTGTCGGTGTAATGTCGATGATGCGTGCGACAACGCTGTCGCCCTCGCCTGCACCGACGGGCCAGCTAAGCGCGATGTCGTCGGTGAGCGCCAGCGAGAGATAGGAAACGTCTGCGGGGTATATCGTCGTGCCGCCGAAGACTTGGGTGAAACTGCCAGACATCTTTAAGCCTCCTTACGAGTGGCGCTGCGGTCAAGTATCTTGGCGAGGTCTTCGCCATTCAACATGCCAGCCGCACGGTCGTACATATTTTGCCATACAGGGATGCGCTCGTCGTTCTTCAGGAATGGCGTCGCCTCTAGGAGGGTGGCATACAGAAGGATTTCGGGTGCGTTTTCGGTGAGCCAGTTTGTCTGCGCCTCCTCGTCGAGGAGCGGCGGCAGTTGGTAGTACAGGATCTCGATTGGGTAATCTACGTCGGGTGTCGGCGCGAGGAGCCAGTGATTATAGTCGTAGTCGCTGTAGAATATCGGCTGCGCGGTTTCGGTGGCGTCGGGCCAATAGCTGCGCAAGTAATCGTAGCTGCGCGTGAACAGCGCCGTGCGGCTGTTGTTACCCGCGCCAGTGCCGATGAAGACGGAGACGGTGTCGCGCCACCGGTCGGGCTTAGATACGACGGGATTGCCTGCCTCGAGCTGCGCGGTGACCACGTTGATGAAGCCTTGGATCTTCAGCTCGCGGGCGATGCGACGCTCGGCGAGGTTGATAAGGCGCGGGATCTGCTCGAAGACGATTGGGTCGGAGGCAAGCGTATCCCCGCGCTCAAGGTAGCGCTGCACGTCCTGCTTTAGAGATGTAAACGTCATCGCAGTGGCCATAATACGCCCCTATAACAGATTTAAGTTAGAATAACAGCCTTCGCCGCGACTGGCGCGGCGAATTTGTTGATTACCCAGCAAGGTACTGTGAAAGCAGACCGGCGATCGTCGCAACGACCGCTAACGCGCCCGCGAGCTTGGCTTTCCAACCGAGAGCAGGCTTTGCTTCCACGTCCATTGGCAGGATTTTGCCTACAGTCTTCTTGAGGATCGCCTTCTCGGCTTCTTTTTGGATAAGTTTCTTTAGATTAAGCATAACTTGTCTCCTTACAACCAAGTAGCGTACTTCTTGGTCTTAGCTTTGCGGTCTTCGAGGCCATGCGTGCCCCCGTTGATCCGCTTGGTGAGCTGCAAAATGGCAGCGTCATTGATGCCCTGATCGCAGATCGACCACAGCTTGTTTGCGTCGAAGAACCACAAGGCGCTTTCGAAGCCGAGTTCGGTAGCGACGAGATCTGGGTTGTCCAACACCTCTTGTTCGCGGCCAATGTACCGGCCGAATGCGCGATAGTTGTTCTTGCCCGTGAGTTGAAGCGGACCCCGGCCCCGGTACTTCCAACCGTCGCCAGACGCTTCATCGCCGTTGCCCATGCGGTTGGCGTAGACGCGGTTAGCAATCTTCTGTGGCTGACGCTCGTAAGCCTTGGCCAGCGCGTCGGTCGGGAAGTACTTCCCGAAGATGCCGCGCAGACCCTTTGCGCCGTAGTTCAGGTTCTCGCTGAACGCTTTGAAGTTGCCGCTTTCATGCGCCGTCTGGGCGAAGAAATGCGCGGCGCGGTTCTTGTTCAACTTGAAATGGGCGCAGGCGGATTTCAATGTCCCCGGACCGAACGCACCATCTGGGTGGCATCCGCATTTACTTTGAAGGTTCGTTAAGCTCATTTGCCAGCACTCCGCCAATCAGGGAAATCAAGTTCATCGACTACGCCATCGCCGTTGGCGTCGTAACGCAGGTCACCGCGATACTTCTCCCACGGCTCCATGTCATCGTCGTCATCGTTGACGCTCACTTCTGGCTGAATTTGATCGTCAACGGGATTTGATGTTGCCGGATGAGAGACAACGTCAGTCAGGTCAAGCGTTGGCAGTGGTGCAGGCGTAGGCTCTTCTGGCTCAGGGTCGTTGCGATCTTCCGGTGGTGGTGGGACCAGTTCGCCTTTCATACCCATCAGGGTGGCGTAGGAGCCAGCCACAGCGCCGACAACCGAAGTCATGACGTATGACAGCAAGCCGAACACGTCCTTGTTGTCGATGATCTCGTTCGACACAAACAGGCCAACAATCATGGCACAGGTGATCGCGACGATGACGAAGGCCATCGTGCGGGCAGCAAGCCATAGCGCCTTAATGCGCGCATCAAGCAGTTTATCTTCCATCTTTAGTCCTTTCCGGCCAGCGGGTTCGCCAGCGTCTTTTTGATTTGTTCAGCGGTTTGGGTTTCAAGTTCCTTAATCCGACGCTGCTGTTCCTGATCCTGCTGCCGCAGTTGCTCTATGACAGCGCGCTGCATCGCCATGTTCTGCGCGTCGCTGTTGCGAACGCTGCTCGATACCGCGTCAACCGTCTGGCGCGTGCCACTGACGCTGCTGGAGATGCTGCCCGTCATGTAATTCAGGGCTTCGCTGTTAATCTTGGTCAGACGTTCGACGCTCGTGACGCGCTCATCCAACACCGAAATGCGGCCCTCGATGCCAGACAGGTCGGGCGGCACATATGCCGCTGTGACTTCCTGCATGGTCAGGAATTGCTGATACACTTGAAAGCCAGCCCACAGCCCGCCGATAACTGTTGAAAAGGCAGCAAAGATAATGGCGATCTTGCCGCTGCTTAGGCCACCAATATTAAAGCTGAAGCCGCTCTCGTCGAAAGAGACCTTTGGCTCCTCATCTGTACTGCTCATCTACCATCTCCTGCCAACGGGCGTCGTTTGTCTGCATCATGCGATACAATTCAAAGTTTGCGTCTCGCAGCACACGTCTGCGGTATATATCACGTATTGCGTAAAAGTCAGCCCTATCTTGTAAGGACGCCTGAGTGTACGCAGCGAAGCCCGGCACGGCACCCATCTCCGAAATTGTCTCGCTCTGACCTTCTGCCATTTCGCTTTCTGATTTCTCAGATGACGCGGTTGCTGTAACGGGCGCTGCGCTGCTTTGACCGCCGACATTGTTCAGTATCTCGAATGTGGTGGACATCGACATAGGGCTGCTTGCCGAGACAGCAGCGTCCAGTGGAGATGAACCGACGCCAGAACCAATCCCGCCTCCGGCCGAAGTGCTTGGCCCGAAATCGACGCGCATTTGGAAACTGCCGAAACTTTGCGACGCCTGTGAACTGTTCTCGAATGACGATGCTTGGCTGACTTCCACCGCCTCTTCAAAGAATGCGGATTGCTGCCCGCTTTCTTCCAGCGCCGTAGCGAGCTGATTGGATGCCTCCTGCTCCAACGCGCCTGACGATGCGTCTTGGCCCCCTACGGCGTTCTCTGTGCCATCCAGTTCCAATGATGCCAGTGCTTCCGTTTCGTCAGCGGTAGCGTCCTCTGGGCCTTGCGCCGCCAGTGCCGCCAATTCGTCCGGCGACAGTCGCTCTGCATTGGAGCCGGTATCTTCTAAATCCCGCTCCGAAGTCAACTCCTCAAGGGCGTCCTCCTCGGCAGGCTCCTCGTCCGCGACAGGCTCGTCCGTCTCGGCTTCGACAGACGCGTCGGCTGTCTCCAGCGCCTCTTGCGCGGTCTCAAGCACCTGTTCGATGTCGGCGACGTCTTCAACCGGAACTTCTTGCTGCGTCTCTTCCATCGCCACCTGTTCGACCGAAGCCACGGCGGCCTCCAACGCGCTCTCAGTCGGATCAGGTGCGCCGACGTTGACGGCGGCTGGCGGGCAACTTGGGTCCATTGGCGTCACGTTGCAGTCAACAGCCACGACCTCGGGGACCGGTGCGATCCAAGTCAAGAGGCCAGACTGGTTCTGTAGGAACTGCGCGTTGCGACCGTAGAAAAGCGGTATGTTGTCGTCCGCAGTTGGGCCAGTGATACCTGCGGTAAAATCACGGTAACCGGAAAAGCCAAGGTTGCCGAAATTCAGTTGTATCTTGCCGTCGGCAAACAGGCCGATCTCGAAGGTGCTACTGTTGTTCGTGCCGAACTCGTTCACGCCGTACCAGCCGAAGAGGATTGAGCCGTCGTCGCGGCGGTAATATGGATTGCCGGTGTAGCTAATCAGGTCAGACCAATAGGCGTATATTGTGTTGCGCTGCGCCAGTTCGATGGGTTGGCCGTTGCAGCACAGATGCGCGCCGCTCTGGAACGACACAAAGCCATTGCTCGAAACCCACGCGTCGGTGAACGTCTGGCCCCAATACTCAAATTCAAAGCCAAGGCTGACGTTCCGCGTGCCATCGTCACCCAGATTGAGGGGCGTCATTGTGGTAGGCGCGCCGTTGATTTGCGGTGGTATTAGGGCAGGCTCATAGGTCTGCGCACGCAGAGGCGTCGCGCAAGTCAGCAGGAGGGCCG